CAGGCCGGGTACACCCGTGAATCCGCGGTGGTGGCGGTCGCTAACGGTGATGTGACGCAGCTGAAACCGGATCCGCTCGCCGTCTCGCCAGGTCAGCAGCCGGTGCAGCATCAGCTGCCGCAGCAGCAGCCAGGGGCGACCGCTAAGCCGCTCCCGCCGACGAACCCGCGGATCCCGGTCGGCCCGGCCTCGGTCGGTGACGGCGGGGACGGTTCCCGGCCGCTCCCGCGGCCAGCGGTCACGCGCCGCGCGCTCACCTCGGCGAACGGTCATGTCTGAGTCGGAGCGGTTCAACCCGTTCCACGCGAAAGCCGGGTCACCTGCAGGCGGCCAGTTCGCCTCGTCCAACGGCGGCGGCGGTTCGCAGCCGAAGCCGTCCGGCGGTCACACCGCCCAAACGGGGCACGGGACGTCGGGGCACGGGAGCGGCACCCGGCAGCAGCTCCTCGAGCAAGCCCATCACGACCTCGCCGAGGCCGCGACCCTCGAGAAGCAGCTGCACACCCTGGAGAGACAGCATCACGCCGCGGTCGCGGCGGCGAAGCATTCAGCGGCGCAGGCCGCGGCCAGCAAGAAAGCCGGCCACACGATCCAGCATCACCACCACACAGCGGCGCATAAGCATCACAAGCATCACGCTGCGACGATCACCCAGCGGATCAGCAGCCTGCGGACCCGGATCCATGACCTGCGGCAGCACGCTGCCGAGCTGGAGAAGAAAGCGCACGCGATGCGCGCCGCCGGGATAGTCACGAACCCGTCCGGCACGGAGCGGCTCCACGAGTACTGGGTGCATGGCGAAGGCGCCGCGAAGATCCGCTGGGGCGCGCCGGGTGATTTCGACCGGTGTGTCCTGCATCTCGGCAAATACATCCGCGACCCGCAGGGTTACTGCAATCTCGCTCATCACGCGGCAACAGGCATGTACCCGGCGCAGCACGCGGCGGAAATCAGGAAGGCGACCGGGAGGTCACAGGTGACGACACCGGATTATGACGCCGACGGCCTCGACTCGTCCTGGGACGATGACCATTCAGACCTGCCCGACCTGACCGGCCTCGACGTTCACCACTTTGAGGAAGCCGCCCGGGAACTCGGCCTCGCGGCTCCGGATGAGCCTGCGCAGCGGGCGATGCCGAAACTCGGCACCGGCGCCCGGTTCACGAAACTCAAGGCGTCCCTGGCCGCGAAAGGCGCGCACAACCCGGGCGCGCTGGCCGCGTATATCGGGCGGAAGAAATTCGGGAAAGGCAAGTTCGCGAAGCTCGCCGCGAAGGCACGCGGATCCCACCGCGCCAATGACGCGCCGCTGCCGTTCGTCCGCAGTTTCCCGCTGCAGGACATCTCGATCCGGGCCGGCGGTGACGGCCGCACCGTCGACGCGTACGCGACCGTGTTCGACACCCCGGCGCCGATCCGGGACCAGGACGGCGACTACATCGAGGTGATCGACCGGCGGGCGTTCGACCGCATCTTGCCGAAGCTCGCGCCGTCGGGCGGCCGGTCGTCGTGGCGGGTCGGCGTGTTCTACAACCACGCGATGAACCTGCACGGCCAGCCATCAGACATCGACTCGATGCCGATCGGCGTCCCCCTCGAAATCCGGGCCGATGATCACGGGCTGTTCACCCGGACCCGGTACCACAAGGGTGAGCGCGCCGACCAGGTGCTCGAGGCGATCCGGGAAGGATCCCTGTCCGGGTATTCGTTCTCGGGGCGGTTTGACCGGTCGCAGCCGCGGCCGCCCAGGGGCGGGTTCCGGCCGGACAGCCGCGGGAACCTGCCGACGGTCCGCAGGACCGAGTCAACATTGCGGGAGTACGGCCCGACGCCGTTCCCCGCCTACCAGGACGCCGCCATCACCGGTGTGCGTTCCGAGCAGATCATGGCGCAGCTCGACCACATCGCCGAGTTGCTGCGCAGCGGCGCTCCGCTGGACTCGCCGCACTTCGATGATTTTTCCGCCGCCTCCGAAGATCGGGGCTCGGCGTCCGAGGACTCGCACCAACTGGTGCGCTCCGGTCGGTCAGTGAAGCAGGAAATGCAGGCCGCACGTGCCGCTTTCCTGCTGAGGCAGCACCGGAGGTAGCTGTGACAGCAGTAGACGACCGTCTGCAGACCGCAGACGGCGATGAAGCACGCGACCGGCAGAACACGCTGCGTGCCCAGTACAGGTCATTGCAGGACATGGAAAGCCGGCAGCGTTCCATCATCGACGAACTCGCCAAGATCGACCAGCTTCCTGAGCCCGGCGAAGACGACTTCGCATGGCAGGGAACCCTGATCACCGAACACGACGACCTCGACGAACTCGCGAAGCCGCTGCGCAAGCGGGCTGCGGACATGGAGCGTGTCCGGGCGGCGTACCAGAACCCGGCCAACAGGGAAGGCCCCGAACGGACCCCCGACCTGGCGACGAACAACGTCATCGGCGCCGACCCGTTCCGCGACCTTCAGGCAGTCAGGGAGAACCTGGTTCACCCGTCTGAAGTCCGGGGCCGTGCACTGGACGCGATCGAGGGTGTCGCGAACCGCGGTTACCTGATGGACGAGTACGCCGAGAACGTGACGCGGATGGCGCAGACCCAGTTCCGCGGTCAGTCGAAGGTCGCTCAGCACATCTTGATGACCGGGTCTGACGACTACCGGGAGAACTACGAGCGGTATCTGCGTGACCCTGAGGGCGAACGGCATCGTGCCGCTTTGTCCCTTACGCTCGCAAACGGTGGATATCTCCTACCTTTCGTGCTTGATCCCAGTATCGTATTGACCAACGCGTCGAGTGCCAACCCGTGGCGGCGTATCTCCCGCGTCGTCCAGACCACGAGTAACACGTGGAACGGGGTCAACAGCGCTGGTGCCACGGCGGGGATGATCGGTGAGGGCGTTGTCTGGCCGGACGGCTCGCCGACTGTCGGCAACATCGTTATCACGCCGCAGAAAGCGGAAGCGTGGATCTTCGGTAGCTATGAAGTGCTCGAAGATACTGATTTCGGGACTCAGCTTCCGGTTTTGCTGGCGGACGCGAAGGACCGGCTGGAAGAGGCTCAGCTGGCCACCGGTAACGGCACCCCGCCGAACGTGGTGGGTGTTGTCCCGGCGGCGACGATCGTGGTCACCACGGCGACGACTCTGGTGGTTGCGGTTGCGGATGTGTACGCGACGCAGCAGGTTCTGCCGCCGCGGTTCCGCAATGCTCCCGGCGCGGCATGGGTCGCGAATGTGGCTCAGATCAACAGGTTCCGGCAGCTTGACACCGCTGGTGGTTCTTCGTTCTGGACCAACCTCGGTAAGGGCCAGCCAGCGACTTTGCTCGGTGCCCCCATCTACGAGTCGACCACGATGGACGCCACTGTCGCCGTCAACGCCCTTGAGGCGATCTACGGCGACTTCAACCAGTTCATTATCTGTGACCGCGTTGGCGTGTCGATGATCTATGAGCCCCTCGTGAAGGACACCGCTACCGGCCGGCCGACTGGCCAGGCTGGATGGGCGATGTTCTGGAGGTTCGGTTCGCAGATCAGCACCACGAACGCGTTCCGGGTGATGAAGGGCAAGTAACCCGTTTCGATGGCCCCGAGGGCGGTCCGGTTCCCATGCCGGTCCGCCCTCGGTCATGGGAGGGCCACGATGGAATGTCAAGAAGAAGGCTGCAGTCGCCCGCTACAAGCACGTGGCTGGTGCCACTACCACTACTGCCTATGGTGGGACAGCCACCGGCCGGAGCGGCCGGAGAAAATCTGCGAAGTCTGCGGTGAGACGTTCATCCCTAACAAAGGGTCAGAGCGGGCGTGTTCCATGTCATGTGGCGTAGCCCTGGCATGGCGCTCACGGGACAGGCTGCCGCGGACACCGTGCCCGATCTGCGGCGAGATGACGGATCGGCCGCGTAGCAAGTTTTGTAGCAAAGCGTGCGCTGGCAAGGCGCATAACAAGAGATGCAACGTTGAGGGCTGCGGCAAGCCGAGTGAGTCATCTCGCTTCGGAATGTGCGGGACGCATGCTCGCCGTTTCCTGAAGAACTATCCGCTGACCGGACTGAGACAAGCACTGGCTGAAGGGGAACGCCGCACCTATGGCCAGGGCTACGTGACGGTGAAGCAGAATGGCAAGAACATCTTCGAGCACAGGGCCGTTATGGAAGAGGTCCTAGGGCGCCCGCTGTGGCTGGATGAAAGCGTCCACCATAAGAACGGCATCCGGCACGATAACCGTCCGGAGAATCTCGAACTCTGGAGCATTGACCGGCATGGCCAGAATCAGCGTCCCGGGCAGCGTGTAGAGGACGTTGTGGAGTACTGGGTAAGTCTTTATCCCGAACTTGCCGAGCAAGCGCTACGCCGCGTGAAGCGGCAGATCAGGAAGGCAGGCTGAGATGGCCGCTAACTACGCCACGGTGGCTTTCTGTTCTGTGCTGGGAGGCGCTCCGGTGTTCGTGGAGGCGGGCGCGACCCGTGACACGGTCACCGACGCGACCACGATCGCGCTGTGGCCGGCGAATTTCACCGCCACTCCGCCCGCATCTGGCGTTGGGAACATTACAGGCGTAATGGCCGGGTACCTGGCCACGTACCCGAGAGGCTGCTGACATGGCATACCAGGCGCAGGACACGTTCGTGATCACCTTTCCTGACGGCCGGATACGCCGGGTTACGAAAGGTGAGGTACTAGCCGACCGTGACGAGGTCGTGAAGCACGACCTGGCCAATGACGGCTTGAATTTCAAGCCACTGGACCTTGGTGACAATGAACCTGCTAAGCGCGGCCGGGGACGGCCCCGTAAGACAACCACGGCCGCCATGCCGCCAGACGATAGCGATGATGAGGATGAATCATGATCACGCAGCCGGATAGTGCGCCAGTCGCACCGGATCAGATGCCCGTATCGACATGGGATATCCAGGCGCCTTACTCAGCTGGTATCCCGTCAGCGATCTATACCGGCGGCGCCGGCGATGCGGGTGGGCGTGATGACGCCGCCGGCACGGTTGCCGGTTCAGTGGCGGCGGCGCTGGCCCGTCAGAACGAGTTGCAAGGCGACACGCACGGTCAGGGCAGCAAGATCGGTGACGTGATCAATCTGCCGGATGTGGTATCTGATCACAGTCTGGGTACCGGCGGCGATGGTGTCGGCTCGACCCCGTTTGAGGAGAAGTGATGGCGAACGATCCGGTTACCCCGGCTGACAGCCCGTCAAGCCCGTCCGACTATGCGATGGTGACGCCGCACGGCCAGGGGCCGGCGCCGTATGACATCCAGGCGCCGCAGGCTGACCTGTCTGGCGTCTTCAACGCTGCGAACGCGCTTGCAGGATCGGGCGTCCTGTATCCGCAGGGACCGCGGCAGGCGATGACCGAAGCGCTTATGCAGTCACCGCAAGGCTTCGCCGTGGAGGGCTACGACATCGATGCGGGTTTCCACGGCGGCTGGCCGAACAACGTCGAACCCGGTGGCTGACATGATCAAAAGACTGCTCATCGTCGTGGGCGTTATCTGTGCGGTGCTTATAGCCGGCGGCGTCGCGTACGCATCGATCCCTGGTCCTAGCGGAACGATCAACGGGTGCTACAAGAACGCCACTGGCATGCTGATCGCCATCGACTCGACGGCATCCTGCCCGGTCGGATATACGGCGCTGAACTGGAGTCAGACCGGCCCGCAGGGACCAGCCGGAACGAACGGAACGAACGGCGTCTCGGGCTACGTGGTGGAAACCTGTCATCTGACCGGATCAGGAAGCACTTCGCTCTGCACTGACACCTCAACGAACGGGGTGTTCAGCGGAACGCTCTCATGCCCCTCCGGCAAGACCGCCATATCCGAGTCAAACGCTGCGCCGTCCCCCCAGGGAAACTCCGCTGTTTTCGGAGGTGCCACGCCTGTTTCAGATGGCTCTGGCTATGACTTCCTGTTCTACACGTTCGGGTCTGCGGTTACCTCGCTCGACGTTTATATAACCTGCGTAATCGCGGCGTGACTGCTGAACACGCCGTCATCGGGTATTGCCACCCGGGCAGCGTTCGCGCTGAGTTCTGTGCCTCGCTCCTGTCCGTGGCGATGGAAGGCAAAACGCCACTGGACACGATCCTGACGTACCAGTCGGGGCCGAACATCTCGACAGCGCGGAACAAGATCTGCGCTGACTTCCTCACCCGGCCGACGCCGTGGCTGCTCATGGTGGATACCGACATGGTGTTCGCCCCCGATGCTCTGGACCGGCTCGTCGCCGTTGCTGATCCCGTTGAGCGGCCGATTGTCGGTGCTCTGTGCTACAGCCAGAACGATGGCGCGGCGGATCCGTATCCGACGATGTATGAGCTGACACAGAAGGAATCCGGGGAACTCGCGTTCGCGCGGCCTGCGGGGTGGGCTGAGGACACGTGCGTCAAGGTGTCAGCGACGGGCGCTGCGTGCCTGCTGATGCACCGCGACGCCCTCGAACTCGTGCGGAAGACGTCGAAGGATCCGGCGGCGCCGTGGTTCCGCGAATCGGCTGTCGGCGCGCCGCTATCGCTGATGGGTGAGGACATGACGTTCTGCCTCCGCGCCGGAGCCGCCGGCATCCCCGTGCACGTGCATACGGGCGTGCAGGTGGGTCACATGAAGCCGGTGATGCTCGGCAAGGTGACGTGACATGGCGGGGACGGCGACAGACCAGCCGCTGTCCGTCCTCACCGCCGCCGCCTCAAGCTCGGTGCTGACCGCTGCGGCCGCGTCGTCGGTGCTCACTGCGGTCCTCACGGTGACGGTCGGCGGCTACACCGGGACATATCAGGCGACGTACGGGATCCTGCCCGGCGGTGTCCTCACTTCGGCGATCAGCAGGGGAGGGCCGTCCTGATGCCGGTGTTCACCCTCCCGCCCGACACTCGCGCTGTGGGGACGGGGAACCCGCCAGCGGACATGAACGCCGTTGTTGACGCGCTGTCGGAGACGGGTGCCGTGCAATCGGTGCGGAACGCCGCCTACGCCGGGGGTGCCGACGCGACTGGTGCCGTGGACGCCACGGCCGCGTTCCAGGCCGCCATCACCGCGCTCGGCAGCAATCCCGGCGTCATCACCATGCCAGCCGGGACATTCCTTATCAGCGGGCCGCTGGTCTTCGGCCGGAACCAGGGCATGACCGGTCAGGGCCGCGGCGTCACGAAACTCGCCTACACCGGCACCGGCACCTGCGTGGCCGCGTTCGACTCGTCGTTTAACAGTTCACTGTCCTTCGGCGGCCGGTTCGGCGGCTTCACGATCGACGGCACGGGCGCAGGCGCGTCTGCGGTCGGGATGTCGTGGGGGAACCTGGGAACAGCCCGCTGTAGCGATATTGAGATCAAGAACTTCACTGGCGCTTCAGCGGTCGGCCTGAAGTTCAAGAACGGCACCACGAACGTCAACTGGTCCGAGGAAGCCGAGTGGACCGGCATCCTCGTCAGTAACTGCACAGTCCATGTCTTGTACGACACCGGGTCGTTCGACTACTCCGCCTATCAGTTCGTGATCGAGGCGAACGGCGGCCAGGACGGTGTCCGGTTCCAGAACGACGCGAGCCTTGAGGGTGTCCGTTTCGAGGTGCGCGGCAACTTCAAGACCGGGGTGACGAACACCGCGTCGGTGTTCAGCTTCGACCCGGGCAACAGTTCGGGGACGTCGCGGATCGACGGCCAGATCTTCTGCAGCGTCGAATGTGACGGCTCGTCTGGGGTCGGTCACTTCACGCTGTCGATGGCCGGGTCGTCGTCGTCGAAGTTCGTCGGCACCGGCGTGCTCGAGTTCCTGGATGAGACGATCGCGTTCCAGGGCGCGAATATTGTCACCGCACCCGGCCCGCAATTCGGGTTTAGCGGCCGCGTCGTCGACCACCTGCTGGGGAAGATGTCGCCGGGTGACGCGCTGGCGGTGCAGGGCGGTTCGCAGTGGACGGAGTTCGGGTCGCTGGTCACCGCGTTCCCGGCGACGATCTTCCTCAAGTCGGGTGACTTGCAGGCGTTCCGGCTCGCGAACGGCGCCAATGTGCTGGCGTTCGGCAGTGACCTGACCCGGGCCCGGAAAATCGACTTGTTTCTCGCCCAGCCCGCGTCGGGTGCGAAAGGCACCGTGACGTGGCCGGGGAACGTTGTCTGGCCTGGCGGCGTCGCCCCGGTGCTGAAGGCGAATAACGGCGCGGTGGACCGGGTGCGGCTCCTGTATCTGCCTAGCGAGACCGCCTGGTACGGCGAGGTGGTGGGGGCGAAGGCAGCTCCGGCCGCGTTCCTTCCCGCCGACCCTGCATCAACCGTCAGCGTCAACACGCCGGTGATGATGGGCCTCGGCGCGACCTGTGCCTACACGCCTGCGGGCGCCGGACTGGTCGCCATTAACATCACCGGCCTGGGCGCGACCGCGACCGCGGCCGTCCAGTTTAACATCGGTCCCCGGTTCGGCACCGGCACCGCCCCCATCAACGGGGCAGCCGACACCGGGACAAGGTTCGGGACCACCGCTGACCAGCTGATCAAAGTGCCGTCCATCGGCGGTAAAACCGCGTTCGGGTTCACCGCCCAGGTTCAGCTGGTCACCGGGACGGCTTACTGGTTTGACCTGGCGATCAGCACCAACACCGGCGGCGATGCTGCCAGCATCTCGGCGGTCAGCATGACGATTACGGAGCTCGCGTGAGCCGTTACCCGCTGAACCAGCCGATCCGCCTGTCAACAACTGTCCGCGACGTCACCGGGACCCTCGTCAACGCCGGTGCCCTGACCCTGCTGGTGAAGATCCGGAACGCTGACGGCACCAGTACCACGACCGGCACGTACGCCAGCCCGGCTAACGACGGCACGGGCCTGTACCACCAGGACATTCCGGTCACCGACCTCGCCGCGGCCGGGCATTACCAGTACACGTGGACGGCGACCGGCGCCGGCGCCGGCGTCTCGTTCGGTGACTTCGACGTGTTCGACCCGTTCGAACCTGCGCTGCTTCCGCTGCAGGACGCTAAAGACGCATGCAACATCCCGCAGGCGAACACGACCGTCGACAGTGAGCTCGCCGGGTATGTCGCCACGATCGAAAGCTGCCTGGAACGGATGACGGGCGGGCCGCTCCTCAACACGGTGATCACCGCGGAGCGGACCGAGATGATGAGCCTGCAGACCGTCATCCCGGTCCGGCAGCGCCCGCTCGTCTCGGTCACGTCGATCACGTCAGCGTCTGGCGGTGCGATCGACATCTCGGGTGGCCTTGATATCGACCAGAACGCGGGAACGATCCGCCGGAAGCTCGGCCTGCCGTTTTACGGGCCGTTCTATTCGTGGCTGCCGCAGGTGACGGTCACCTATGTCGCCGGGTGGGGGATCACGACACCGGCCGCGTTCAACACGGCAGCGCGGATCATCCTGCAGAACTTGTGGGACACCCAGCACGGGCCATCGGCGCGGCCATCGATGAGTGGTGCAGAGGAGCTCGTCACGCCGCCCGGGTTCACGTTCGGGATCCCGCCCCGCGCCGCCGAGCTCCTCAACGGGTCAGCGAACGGGATCCCATTCATGACGGAAGCGTACGTCTGACGTGCCTACCGTAACCAGCCGTATCCCCGCGCTCACCGACTACCTCATCAACCTGTTCACCAACGATGTGACGCTCGGTGCCGCACCTGCACCGAATACCGTCACCATTTACGATGGGCCGCCCACCACCGAACTCGACCCGCCGCTAAAGCTGTACGTCGGATGGACCGACCCCGATGCAACCGGCGGCGACGCTGGCGCTGAATCGCAGCAGGAATGGGCAGCCCTCGGGCGCCGTGCCCGCAATGAGCAGGTCACCATTCATTGCTGCGCCGAAGCGTGGTCCGGCATCGACGACATCAAGGCGATGCGGACAGCATGCGCTGGCATCACCGCGGCTGTGGAAGTACTGCTGCAGGCTGACACTAGCCAGTTCGGCGGCAATGTCTTGTTCCCTGACCCGGGGATCACGAACATCTCGACCCCGCAGAACAACCCGGCATCGGGTTCGCTCGTACGGCAGACATTCGACCTAATTTTCATGTGTCGCATCGGGGGATAGCGCGCGGCCCATGAAGTCCTCGTATCGCGCGATCCGCAAAAGGTCGTCCGGTTTCGACCGCGCGTTGTAGTCGCCTTTTTCGCCGCCAGATGCGATCCACAGGACGGTCAGGATGCGGCGATTGGCGTCTTCCAGCGTCTCGTCAGCCCGGTAGGCGTCGGCGAATTGCTGGATCAGTCTCAACCGCTCGCGTCGTTTAGCGCCCCTGATCCACCAGTCCTCTTCGAACTCGCACATCCATCCAAGGTACGGGAGCCGTACATGTCTCGCGTGAAAAACATTTCCGGCGGCCCGCTGGACGTGCCGCTCCTCGACACGGTCGTCCAGGCAGGCGAAGTCGTCGACGTCCCCGACTACCAGCCCGGCCATTCCCCCGAGGACCGGAAGGCTGCTTTGGAGATTGCCGAGGTCATAGAGGTGATGGCGATCGTCTGGCCGCCAGATAAATGGGCGCCGGTCACGGAAGACAAACCGAAGACCCGAGCAGGTAAGGCGGCTGTCTGATGCCCGTCTACGCGTCAGGACTATCCGGCCAGGTCGGCGCGGTCGCCGAAACCACGTACGGCACCCCCGTCACTGTCACCCATTTCTATGAGTTCCTGTCGGAGAACCTGCAGTTCAACCCGACGTGGCTTGATGGGATGGGGCTGAAAGCCAACCAGGCATATAACCGTGCCAGCCGCACCGTCGTGTCGCAGAAAGATGTGAACGGTGACCTGACGATGGAGCACACGTCAGGTGAGGCCGCTAACGCGGTCGCCGACAGCATGGGGTTCTGGTGGAAGTGGGCCCTCGGCTCGGCAGTTGTCACGCCGACACTTGTCCTGGGCACCGCGTATAAGCAGAACCATACGAACGGGTCGAAGGCCGGGCAGTTCATCACCGTCCAGGTCGGCCGCCCGCAGATCTCCGGGATCACCGTCCAGCCGTTCACGTACACCGGCGTGAAAGTCACTGACTGGGAGTTCAGCTGCAACGATAACCAGATCGCGCAGCTCAAGGTCACGCTGGACGGCCGCGACGAAGGCACCGCGACCGGCCTCGCCGCTGCGTCCTACCCGACCCCGAACGGCTTGTTCGCGTTCTCGCACGCGTCGGTGATGACGATCGGCGGGACCGCGTCCACCTCGGCGGGTGAGACGACGGTCGCGGGCGGCGCGTCTCTCGGCTCGCTGGTGAACGGGGTCGTGATTACCGGTTCCACCCCAATGAAGATAGATCGGTATGGTTTGGGCAATCAAGGGCTCAAGGGAGAACCGATCGAAAATGCGATACCGACAATCACGGGCACTCTTAGCACGGAGTTCTTTTCT